GTGAACATAATAACATAAGGATTACCTGTTGTCAACCCCTTTTCTAAAATTTCTCAAACTTTTTTTATTTTGGGCTGAAAAGCCCTTGTTTTTCAATGTTTTTGATGATATGATAATATAGGGATTTTATACAATATAATGAAGTGATTCGTCTACTCTCAAAAAGTTGGCACACTTGGCACAGCAATATATGTTATGATGTAGGCGTGGTAAATGGGCATAGCCACAATATATTGTGGTGTGTGGATGGTTGAGTGCCCAATTAGATACTATACCTAGGGGGGTATGCATATGGGTAGACCTGCGGGAAGCTGCAAGAGGCTTACGGCGACCATGCGAGCAGCTGCCATGATGGTGGCTGACGGTATGTCTACCAACAAGGTAGGCGCTGCGGTCGGGGTTGACGGCTCCACGGTCCGCCAGTGGATGCAGCGCGACGATATGATGGAGATATACCGCGAACACCTGTCCAAGCTGGCGGCGGAGCATTACGCAGCCGCCCTGAATAAGGTTGTTGAGCTGTCTCATGATGATAACAAGTGGCTGGCGCTGCAGGCGGCGCAGACGCTGCTAGGACGCACGGAGGCAATAGCCACTGGGCAGGCGGCCAGCGCTGGAATCCAGATCACCATCAATGGAGGCGCTTCAGCTGCTCCGACTCTGGGTATGCCGGAGCGGCCCGAAGATGATATAGAGGATGCATAGCGGGTGCATAGGTTGGGCTTTGTATATGATGTATAATCGGTGCATAATGGTAAAATCGTTATATGTCAACGGTTCCGCAGCCTGAAAGTATTCGCAAAAGCGTTCTTTTACGAAAAGATTGATGATTTCGAGCCGAAAACGGTGCTTTTGTGGTGCTATAGATGCATAAACGGTGCATAACAGTGGGCTTTTCTTTCTTTTCATTATAATGGGGAAAAAGAGAATGGAAAAAGGGCGGGGGTATGACGGGGAACGGGTCCCCGCGCGCACGTACCCGTAGCGTATATATACGTGACCGCCCCAACACCATAAGCCCGGCACTCTGAAATGCATTGTGAAAGCAAAACGAAAATCAAAAATTTTGAAAAAACGACCCCAGGGGATTAAAAAATGGCGGTATACAACGTAGACTACTCCCCGACGCCGAAGCAGCAGATGTTTCATGCGAGCAAGGCGGACGAGGTACTGTTTGGCGGGGCTGCCGGAGGCGGAAAGAGCAAGGCTATTGTAATGGATTCGTTCTTCCGCTGCATTACTTTTCCGGGAACTCACGCCTTTGTGTTCAGACGAACATACAGTGAACTGGAAGACACGGTTATCAAGGAAGCAAAGGAAAGCTATCCAAGCGGACTTGGAAAGTATAACAGCGCCCGGCACGAATGGGCTTTCCCGAATGGAAGTGTGATTCACTTCCGGCACTGTGCTACAGTGGCTGACATGTATAATTACAAGGGCGCTGAAATTCAATGGCTGTACTTCGACGAACTGACCAGCTTTGAGCAGGAGATTTACGATTTCCTAAAAACCCGTCTCCGCGCGAAGAAGAGCTTGAACGTCGTGCCTTGTGTGAGAAGCAGCTCGAACCCCGGTGACATTGGGCATGGCTGGGTCAAAAAGATGTTCGTAGATGCAGGCCCGTATATGGAAATTATCCCATATGAGCTGATCTCCAAAACGACGGGCCGCAAAAAGGTGTACAAGAAACAGTATATTCCTTCACTGGCAACGGAAAACCCGTACATTGGTGACGACTACATTTTGCAGCTGGAAATGAAGCCTCCGGCACTGCGAGACGCACTGCTGCACGGCGACTGGAACGCCTTTGAAGGGCAGGTATTCACTGAATGGACGGATGACCCGAAACACTATGAAGACAGGTGCTGGACACATGTTGTGGCTCCTTTTGAAATACCTCTGGCATGGCCAAGGTATATGAGCTTCGACTATGGGTACAGTCATCCGTTCAGCGTTGGATGGTGGGCGATGGACCCTGCCGGATGCCTGTACCGCTACAAGGAATGGTACGGCTGTGAAAAAGGGCGGGCCAACATCGGATTGAAGCTGACCCCGCAGCAGATCGCCGAAGGGATTATCCAGCGAGAAGCAGACGAAATTCGCGATAACGTAAAGGTTATCAGAATCGCCGACCCTTCTATCTTTGACCGAAGCCGTGGTGAAAGCGTGGCGCAGATGATGGAGCCGAACAGTCAGGGAAAACCGGGTGTATACTTCGAACCGGGAGACAATACTCGACTGGCTGGCAAGATGCAGGTGCATGAACGGATGCGGTTCGATGAGAACGGCAGACCGAGAATGCAGGTATTCAGCACCTGCACGGAGTTCATCAGAACGATTCCGACGCTGCCTTATTCCATGACAAAGGTGGAGGACGTTGACACGGACGCGGAAGACCACATCTACGATGAAATGAAGTATTGCTTCATGGAACATCCGCTGCCGACGGCCCCGAAACCGAAATCGAAGGCAAAGAAGTATGACCCTTATACGGAACACAGACGGCATTAAACGCTGATGCATTGCATTGGCGTTTTTGCATATATACGCGGCTGTGACTTGCAGCGCGACTTCTGGCGACCGTGACTTGCGGCGCCTGACGAAAAAGGAGACTTTTTCCATGGAAAATCAGAATAACACGGTCGAAAGTATGCTGGCTCAGGCGCAGGACGACGCTGCAATGAGCAATCAGGAACCCGGTTCTCTGGCTGAAGTGCTTGGAGCGGATGATTCTTCCGCGCAGGAACCGCAGCAGGGGGAACAGACCTCCGCAACGGAAACCACCGAAGAACCTGGATGGTTCAAACGGCGGATGGAAAAACACGACCAGAAACTGAACGCGGAATTTCAACGGCAGCTTCAGGAAATGCGGGAAGGCTACGAAGCACAGCTGGCTCCCCTTCGGGAAGCCGGTTACCGGCAGGAAGCCGAGCAGCTGGTAGCAGACGGCGAATTCAAGAGCATTGATCGCGCTCTGGAATACGTCCGCCTGAAAGCCGGTGCGCCTGCAGAAGCTCCGAAGGATACGCAGAAAAACCGTGACGCGCAGGGACGTTTTGTGAAAGCCGACGATGAGACCCAGCGTTATGCGCAGACTCTGGTGAATCAGGCCGAAGTGATCAAAGACATAACCGGCGTGGATGTAATGGAACTGTACAACACCGACCCTTCTGTAAAGCAGAAGATCAACAGCCGGGAATGGACGTTTTCGGAAGTGTACAAGAATGTACAGCCGAAGCGCCAGAGCGAACCGCCCGCCCCGGCTCCTGTGCGGTCTCCGAACGGATTCAGCATTGGGAACATGAACATTGCCAGAATGAGTGAAAGTCAGTTTGATAAGCTGGACGATCTTCTGGCAAAAGGCGGAAAAATCGACATGACCGATATGAGCTAATAGAAAGGACTGAATGAAATGGCTGTTTTTGACAACCTGAACAAATCTACTTCCGCTGGCGTAGCGCCTGGTATTGTGGACTACTACGCCCGCAAGCTTTTGGAGAATGCCAAGCCTGAGATGGTGCACGCCCGCGACGCACAGAAGCGCCCTCTGCCGGAAAATAACGGCAAGCACGTGAACTTCCGCCGCATGGTGCCCTTCGATGCGGTGACCACGCCCCTGACCGAAGGCGTGACCCCTGCCGGTCAGACCATCCGTCAGACCGCGTTTACCGCGATGGTGAAGCCTTACGGCGCTCATGTGGAGATCACCGACGAATTGGATATGTACCATCTGGACAATCTGCATCAGGAGACCGCGAACCTGCTGAGCGATCAGGCCGCGTTGTCCCTTGATACCATCTGCCGCGATGCGATGTGTGCCGGTCTGAATGTGCAGTATGCCAATTCCAAGACCAGCCGTGGCGCCCTTGCTGCGACGGATAAGCTGACTGCGGCCGACATTAAGAAGGCTGTGCGCACGTTGAAGCGCAACAACTGTAAGCCCTTCCCTGACGGCTTCTACCATGCGATTGTGCATCCTGACGCGGTTTTTGACCTGACTGCCGACAGCCAGTGGGTGGACATTGCCAAGTATCAGGACAAGAGCAAGATCGAGCGCTATGAACTGGGCTGCCTGTACAAGGTGAAGTTCTTTGAAAGCACCAACGCGAAGATCTTCAAGGCTGCTTCTTATCTGTACGGCTCCAAGGCGAACCTTACCATTACTGCTGTGGACGCTGCCAATCGCACTGTGACCGTCAGCGACGCGATCACCGAAGACGAGGCCCGCGCCCTGACTGGCATGATGGTAGATGTGAAGTATACCAAGTCTTCCAACACGGTGGTAACCAATATGTGCGTGGAGCGGGTAGACGCGGCCTCCAAGAAGATTCTGTTCCGCTGGATGCCTGCCAGCACTGTTACCGACGAATGGACGACCACCAATACGGCGCAGATCGTTCCCACTGGCGGCGGTGCTTCCGGCGCGAATGTGTATGGTACGCTGATCTATGGTCAGAACGCCTACGGCGACGTTGAACTGGCTGGCAATGGAAAGAACGTCAAGATCATTATCAATCCTCCCGGAAGCTCCGGCGCGGAAGACCCGCTGGAACAGCGCGGCGCTATTGCGTGGAAGGTCAAGGGCTTCTGCTGCGTGATTCTGCAGGACAGCTTTATTGTCCGGCTGGAGCACGGTGCGACCGCCTGATGATCTGAGGCAAACAGAATATGGCCTGCATGGTTTCGGCTGTGCAGGCCTTTTTTAGAATAAGAATGGAGGAACAGAACATGGCTGCCAGAAAGACGAACGGTATTACGGTAGAAACGGAAGCGGTTATCGAGACCGAACAGGAACCCACGGTGCGGGTCTTTATTCCCAAACTGGAAGACCAGGAAAGCGACGTGGAAGTAGACCAGACCGAGTATGTGACCATCAACGGCGTGACCACGGCTGTGAAGCGCGGCGAATACGTGGATGTAAAGGTTCCTGTGTTTATGCAGCTCAAGCAGCGCTATCCCAACATCTGATAAGAAAGGAAGGGCGGCAGGATGAACCTTTCGGAACTGAAAAACACGGTCATGTTTCAAACGAATAACGACGCGGACGATCTTGGCGATTTTTTGCCGTACCTGACCAATTATCTGAATGAAGGATATGACCGGCTGGTATATGCGTATTGCGGGCAGCATGTGAGCGCTGACAGCGATACCTATACAACGCTTCGGAACGATAAAACTTCCCCCGAGCTGCCGGAATGGGCGCACAGCGCCATTGCGGACTGGGCAACGTGGCTGGTATACCGAAATGGAAATGTGCAGAAACAGAACCGTGGAATGCAGTTCAAAAACTCCTTTGAGACGATCGAAAGCCAGCTTCGTGGCATGACCACGGAAGAAAAGGGGCTGACGGATGCTGATGTAACACACTATGGCCGAAAATTCCTGAATATTCCGGGGTGATGAAAAAATGGATGAGAAAGAATTGATTGCACAGGCATATGGGCGCTTGCAGATATGGCGGGACGGCTGTAAAGAAATGCATGAGCGCGCCAAGGAAAGCCGAAAGATCATTCTGCTGGAAGACCCCCGGCAGGATGAAGGCCGAAAGACGGATAAGAAGACGATTCAGCTTCAGACGTTGAAAAGCACGTTTAATAACTGCATCGCCGATCAGATGGACAATATGCCGGAAGCCCTGATGGTTCCTGAAACCAAAGACCTGACGGACGTTGCAGACGATCTGACTGATCTTGTACGCTTTATTTTGAACCAGAACAATTATGAGCTGGTTCATAGGCGCAGGGTGGAGGATTTTTTCTGCACGGGAACGGCAGTGACCCAGATCGCGTGGGACAGGGACATGGACAATGGGAAAGGCAATGTGGCGGTACTTCGCTGGCCGGTAGAAGCCTTCCTGTGGGACCCTGCTGCGGAGAACATTCAGGATGCGCGCGCCCTGTTCAAGGTCAGCTGGCATCCCATGAGCTGGTACGAGCAGCACTACCCGGACAAGTTCGAAGAAATGGGCAGTGATGAAACGGTGTACAGTGATCTGGCGGTGCCGGAAAGTCAGGAAACGGATCAGCCCGGAGACGAACAGAAGGCAATGCTGATTGAGTACTGGTACAGGGTGTATGACGCGAAAAAACGGCACTACACCATTAACGTTGCCTATCTGGCGGGAGGCGTGCTGCTGGAAAAAGCGGAAGATGTGTACAGCCACGGAATGTACCCCTTTGTGGTGGATGCCTTTACGCCGATCGAGGGAATCCCTGTTGGCGACGGCATGGTGCAGGAACTTGCGCCCATGATGCGATATATCAACCGATATGCCAGCTACATTGACATGAACCTGCGGATGGCTTCCAAGGGCCGGTTGCTGGTGAATCGAAATGCCGGGATTGACAAGGAAGCGCTGATCAACTGGGAAAACGATATTGTAGAAGGCGACCGAATCGACGCCAGCGCCCTGCAATGGATGCAGACCACGCCCTTTACCAGCATGGTAACGGCACAGATGCTGCAGCTGCAAAATGATATTAAGCAGGACAGTGGCCAGAACCAGTTCACCCGTGGCGAAACGGCAGGCGGCGTTACGGCAGCCAGCGCGATCTCCGCGCTGCAGGAAGCAGGCGGCAAGATGACCCGGATGCGCACCAATGCACTGAACAGTGGTTTCCGGGAGATCGTTGAACAGATCATGTGGCTAATCAGCCAATTTTACGACAAAGGTCGCGTGCTGTTTGTAACGGGGCGTAAAGAAGGAGAAAGCCGCGAGGTAGACGCCAGCCCGGAGCATTTGTTTGGCCGCAAGAGCAAAGGAACGATCCCGCCGCCTCCGTATACGGTGCAGGTGCAGGTACAGCGCCGGAATCCTCTTCGCCAGCAGGCGCAGAACGAGCTTTTCATGCAGGCGTATTCCATGAGCGCACAGGCCGGGCAGATTTTCCCCCTGAGCGTGCTGTTTGAGCTGCTGCAGGTGGATGGCAAAGACAAGATTCTGCCGGTTCTGCGTCAGAGCGACGCATTGACCCAGCAGATGCAGCAGCTTGCCCAACAGAATCAGATGTTGACGCAGCAGAACGCAGAGCTTCAGCAGAGCGTCGCAGGATTGCAGCAGTTGAACGACCAGTACGCACAGCAGATGCGCGGTGGTGCAGAAGGCATGTATCCGAGCGCGCAGGAGACAGATCAGGTTCTCCCAGACGTTGAAGGCGGTGCAGTGTAATGGCGTATATCACCATGAACTCCTATGATTCGGTGTTGCGGGTTCCGAGCTGGAAAGGGCTTTACCAGAGCGGAGACGGATTTTCCAGCGACCCGCGATATGCTACGGAAGCGGTGAATGTGCTGACCCGCGACGGATATATGCGGCCTGTAGCGCCTTGTGAACTTTTTTTGCCGGAGCTGCCAGCGCCCATTGAAACGTTTGCGAGGCTGTACCGGCGCTGGCATACGGAAGAAACGAACCATGATGTGCTGATCGCCGCCTGTGCCGGTCAGCTGTACTGGATGCTTCCGAATGGGTCTGCATGGACGCAGATGGCGCTTCCTGACGGTTGGAACGGAACAGGATATCAATGCAACACATGGAGCTATGTGGCCTATGAAATGAATCCTGAGGGCAGTGACGCCCCTGTGGACGTTCTGCTGATGAGCAATGCCAAGGATGGCATGATCTGTGTACGCGGGGATGACATGACCGTCAGTGTGGTGAACACTCCGAAAAAATTTGGGGTGATCGCCCGGCATGCGGAACGGATATGGGGCGGCGCTATCGACAATGACCCGGATATGCTGGTATATTCCTCACCCTTTGACCCGTTCAACTGGGAACAGAATGACGAAATCCCGGAAGACGGAGCTGGCGACCTGAAGCAGCCGAGTTGGGACGGAGACAGCTTTACGGCATTGACACCGTTTGGCGACCAGCTGATCGCGCTGAAACGAACCCGCGTGTGGCGAATTATGGGCACGAATCCCGGCGAATATGTGTTCAATGAGCAGTACGGCGGCGGCACTCCATACGCCAAGACCGTAGCCGTAGACGGGACGCGTATCCTGATGCTGAACCGGGACGGACTGTTGCAATACAACGGTGAAAGCGTCGGCCCGTACTATCAGGAATTTGCGCAGAAGATATGGGAGCGGATGAACAAGGATTCACTGGATGAGGCGACTGCCTGCATATGGCGAAACGTATATTATCTGGCGCTGCCGCTGGATGGAGCGAAAGCCAATAATGCAGTGCTGATGTATAACACGGAAGAACAGACGTGGCTTCTGCGGGATGATGTGAGCGTTGAAAGCTTTCTGCCGACGGAAGAAGCCTTGTATTTTACCAGTTCTACCACGCCCGGAAAAGTGTGGCAATGGAAAGAAGACTGTCAGGAAGCGTTGGAAGCACAGCCCATGCGGTGGGTCAGCCCGTGGTTCGACCTGAACTACAAGAATATGCTCAAGGGAGGCTTCACCGTATACCTGACGGTGGAAACGGGAACGGAAGCCACGCTGAACATCAGTATCCAGACGGAAAAAAAGCAGAAGACCAAAACCGTAACGTTCACGGCACCTGCTGACGGACGGGAAGCCAAGCAGCGGAGACTAAGCTTCGGCGGGAACGGCAGGCGTTTTCGTTTCATAATAGAAAGCGCTACATTAGAACCGTGGAAGCTGCTGGGCGGCTTGCAGATAGAAGCGGAAACGGACAGCGATTGAGGTGTCAGCATGGCAGCAAAACCAAAATATTCAACCGTACAGCAGCATCAGCCGCTCTATGCGCCGAAAAACTGGAACGAGGAAGAAAAGCGTTTCGTCCGTACTCTGCAGGGTATTTTTGACGATATATACAAGCGGTATGGGCGGTTGGGGCTGAGTGACCTGAGCAAAGTCTTTCGTGGAACGGTGAGCGGACTGGAAGAAGGGCTGGATTCCACCCAAACGAACGTGACCACGCTGGCAGAAGCACTGGAACTTCTGAACACAACGAAGCTGGCAAAGAGCGAGCTCCTGAATGCGGTATATCCTGTAGGCTCCATTTATATTAGTGTATCGGAAACTTCGCCGCATGACTTGTTCGGTGGCACGTGGGAGCGGCTGAAAGACAGGTTCCTGCTGGCGGCGGGGGACAGTTACGCGGCAGGGGCTACGGGCGGCGAAGCGGCGCATACGCTGACGGTGGATGAAATGCCGAAACATCATCATAACTTGTATGTGCGCGGATTCGACAATTCCAGCTCGAAAGAAGCTATCGTCAATGCGTCTTACAATTATACTTCGGCTCAGTCAAATGCTGGGCAGGCAGAATTGATTATATCGTCTACCGGCGGCTCCGCTGCCCACAACAACATGCCGCCCTATCTGGCGGTCTACATGTGGAAAAGAACGGCATAGGGAGGAGAATGAAAATCCTTGTTTACGATTGACGGAAAAAATATTGAGCTGACCCGTGGGGACAGCTTTTCTTTTACGATGACCTTTACAGGGCGAACCCTTCCGGCCGGATGCAGCGCTATTTTTACGGTGAAAAAGAAAGTCAGGGACGAAGAAGCGGTGATTGAAAAGACAGTCGATGTTGAAGACAACAAAGCGGCTGTTTTTTTATACCCGGAAGATACAGCGGAATTGGCGACTGGAACGTACTTCTGGGATATGCGGGTGAAGATACCGCTTGAAAATGGAAGTTACGAGGTAAGAACTCCGATGGAATACGCTTCGTTCCAGCTGCTGGAGGTGATCGGCGATGCAAACTGACGTGAAATTGCAGGCTGAATTGTCGGCTGGCGGTCAGATGTCCGCAGAGATCGCAATGTTCCGAGGATACAGCGCCTATGAGATCGCCGTTCAGCATGGATTTGAGGGCACGGAAGCGGATTGGCTGGCCAGCCTGCAC